AACCCGCATACCCGGTAATTCCAAAATCACTGGCCCAACCGTAGGAAAAATCCTACTTATGGCCCAGGAACAGGATAAAACGGAAAAAAGGAGATTACCTCTATGGCACTCAGGGACGAGTTAAACGACGCGATCACCAAGGAGTTGGTGCGGCAGATCGGGCCGGTGGCGGAACTCATCGACACGGGTCAGGGGATTTGCATACCGGGGAACGCCGTACAGGGTGATACGGTCATCGACGTGGACCTGATCATGGACATGGTCATGGAAACCGTGTTGAGGGCACTATTGCGACTGTAGCGAACACAAGATCCCAGGAGGCCCCATGCTCACACTCCCCGGCGACCCGAACGATGTCATCGTCTCGATGAACTATTACTTCGATGATGATGGCCAGTCGTTTGTCGATCTGTTCGACAACCCGGTCCTGGGCTGGGTGGTCGATGAGGCTGACGCCGACAGCAGTCACCCGGTGGTGACCGGCACCCTGCCGCCCCCTCACCTCGACAGTCCCCAATGGGCACATATCCACGCCGACAGCCTCTACGTGCCCGACATGTGGCGCGGCACCGTTCTCGACTTCTTCACCTGGCTGGCGACCGCCGGCGGGGCGAACCGCAAGCTGCGCGGCAACTTCCGCCACCCCTCGCTCCAGTCGGCGATGAACAACTGGTCGCAGAACTATCCCGACCACTTCAACGACAGGGCCTTCTGATGCAGGAGCGCGCCCTCGTATGGTTCATCGTCGCCTACCTCGGCTGCTGGACCGTCGATCTGGTGATCCTCGTGGCCCGTGGCCCGCTGCTGATCGACCCGATCCTGAAGCTGGTCATCGTGTTGTCCTGCCTGGTCATCATCCTGATCGGCATGACCCGGCAGGGCTGGTGGACGAACGCATGAGCGACCTCACGCAGATCTACGCCGCGCTCGCGAAGATGATGACCGACAAGGGCTATTTCACCCATGGCGCGGTCGTCTGGGACGCGCTCGACGGCGGTCAGCGCGAGGTGTTGCGGCAACTGCTGTTCCAGGGGCCGGTCTGGGATGGTAACGTCCCCTCGAAACGCGCCCGAGACGACCTGATCGATTATGGCCTGGCGACGCGGTGCTGCTTCCTTGGCGAACAGGGCTACACCGCGGCGACCTACCTCGCCTTCGCCGTCTGGCAACAAGGCCATGGCGATCCGCTGCCAAAGAAACCGGGGACACCAGGATGAGCGATGACAAATGGGGAGCCGGATCGCCGGACAAATGGAGCGACCACGGCTCAGTGATGATCGGGCCGCGGCGCTACCCGCTGATCTATGGCGAGCATCCGCATTCGCGCTCGGACAACCGTCACTACGTCAAGATGCGCGAGGGCGACCGCGAGCCGGTCGGCTTCAACGGCCACCGCATCCTGATCGATGCCAGGCTGACCAGTTCCAACTATCTCAAAAGCAGCGGCCTGTCGGGCGATGAGGTCCGCGAGGGCGGCTCGGGCCAGATCCTCGCCGATGGCGAGGTCGTGTTTGAGTTCTTCTTTCGCGATATCCATTACGCGCTGCGAAAAGCCGACCAGTTGATCACCGAACTGTCCGAACACTCATCGGGTTGGCTGGTGAAAGACCAACGCGAGGCCCTGATCGGACGCGCCATTTACTATCGCGAGATACCCGCCGTCATCACCCACCTCGTGACCGACCAGGGCTGCGTCATGATCATGACCGCCAACGGCGAACCCTTCCCGCCGCCGGTCTGGAGAGACGACGAAGATCATTACGAAGGGGAAAACGAGATAAAGGTCGAGGTCACCGACCCGAACATCTGGTGGTTCCGGAAGACCGGCTGATGAGCGACCTTCGCTGCGTCCTCAGTAAGACCGGCGAGTGCATCGCCAACATCCCCGTCGCCTGTTTCTGCCGCCAGATGCCAGAGGCGATCTACCGCGCCGAACTGAGGCGGGTTCAAGGACCGCCGTGCGACCATTCCGCGTGGAAAGGCATGGCCAGGCATGGCCGTTGCTGCCCTGAGTGCGGGTATTTCATGGTGGATTTCGGTGACTGACAGGAGAATTGAGATGGTCGATGTCACACTTCAGGCGCGAACCCCAAAGATCGCCGAACTGGTAAAGGCTTGCGCCGATGGCGCACTCCCGTTCAGCGGTCCTGACTCTTTGTGCAGCATGGTCGCGGCGATGGGATACAAAACGACATCTCTTTACGAGATGGTAAGGTCCATTGAGCGGGACAGGCCTGGCGGGGCGGGAATCGAGGAGAAAGCGAAAAAAAGGGCCGGAACGGACCAAAAACGTCAGATTCCACCCGAATCCAGGCGAATCGGCGCTTGACAAAAGCGCACACGAATGACCAGTAAATTGTCACGATCTAGGGATAGTGTCTCAGCGCCCCAGCGAGGCCCACAATATGCCATTCGCGCCGCCGAAACACCGCCCTTCCGGCTGGAAACCGCCAGCCAAAAAGGTCACTGAATCCTTCTATTCGTCCGTTTTCTGGCAAAAAATGCGTGAACGGATCAAATATCGCGACGGCGGCATCTGCGCCGGCTGCGGCGCGCCCGATTCGTGGCGGGTCGATCACATCAGGCCACGCAGCCAGGGCGGTCCCGACGTGGACTGGAACCTACGACTGCTGTGCGACGCCTGTGACGCCATCCGGCACGCCGAGAAGGGCCACGCGTGGCGCTAACCCAAAGGAGACACCATGCTCAGAGGCCGGTTACAGGCGATGCCGGGGATGAAGAAGCTGCACGGGTCGCCGCACCCCGAGAATTTGGCGGAACCGATCCCTGATCACCCGTTGAGCGAAGATCCCACGTCAGCGCCAGCGCATTTCTCCCTGGAACAGCGCGAAATCTGGGAATTCTCCATCCGGAACTCGCCGCCGAACCTGATCAAGCGCCTCGATACCGGCATTCTGGAAGCCTACTGCGTGGCTCTGAGCATGCACCGGAAGGCGGTCGAGGCGCTCGGGAAGAGCGATTTGGTGGTCATGAAGAAACTGGGCGAGGCACAGCACCCGCTCATCCAGATCATCAACAAACAGGGCGAACTGGTCCGGAAACACGGCCAGGAACTCGGATTCAGCCCAATTTCGCGTCCGCGCATCCTCGCCGACAACTCCAAGACCCCGGCGCTGGCCGCGTCCATCGCCAGCCAGAACCACGCCAAACCCAAGGACGCGCCCCGCCGTAGCCTGGAAAACTACCTCCAGAACACGGCCAAAACGGTGAATTGACATGGCGACTGACTATGTGGCCGATCCATTGCTGCAATTCTTCTCTTACGAGCATTTGCCGGTGCATTTGCAGTCGATATCAGCGCCATTTTGCAAATTGGCGTTCGATATGGAGGTTCTGTTACCGCGCAATCCCGAACGTACGGTGATGCTCCGCAAGCTGCTTGAGGCCAAGGATTGTGCCGTACGGGCACGATTGATGAAGTGAAGCGGCCAAAATCGTCAATCGACCCGGTTTCGGCCTACGCCTGGGACGTGATCCACGGCAAAATCGTCACCGGGGGCCTCGTCAGACAGGCCTGTGAGCGGCATTTCCGCGACCTCGGGAACAGCAAGAAGACCGGCTTCGTCTGGCGACCGGATATCGCCCTGGAAGCCATCGAATTCGCCCAGTATTGCCGCCATTCCAAGGGCGAATGGGCGGGCCAGCGGGTCGTGCTGGAGCCGTGGCAGCAATTCGTGCATGGCTCGGCATTTGGTTGGCTCCGCAAGGACGGATTGCGGCGATTTCGCGTGGTTTACGAGGAAATCGCCCGAAAAAACGGGAAATCGCTGATCGCATCGGTCGTGGCGCTGAAATGCCTCGTCGCCGATGGCGAGCCGGGTGCCGATGTGTTCAGCGCGGCCACCAAGAAGGACCAGGCCCGCATCGTGTTCGATGAGGCGCGGCGAACGGTGCTGCACTCGGAGGATTTGCAGAAACTCGTCTCGGTGTACCGGCTCTCGCTGGCGGTGGACAGCACCATGTCCAGCTTCCAGCCGCTATCGGCTGACGACAAGACCCTCGATGGCCTCAACCCGCACGCCATGGTCATCGATGAACTGCACAAGCACCGCACGCGGGCGGTTCTGGACGTGCTGGACACCGCGATGGGGTCGCGGCGGCAACCGCTCATGTGGATCATCACGACGGCGGGTGACGACAGCCCAGAGAGCGTCTACGCGCAGGAACACACCTACGCGCGCAACATCATCCAGCAAGCGTTCATCGATGATGAATGGTTCGTTTACATAGCGACACTAGATCCGGAAGATCGCTGGGACGATCCCAAGGTCTGGATCAAGGCCAATCCCAACTGGGGCGTGAGCGTCAAACCGGACGACATGCACCGCCAGGCGCGGGCCGCGAAGCACAATCCGGCCAAGCTGATGGAGTTCAAACGGCTTCGCCTCAACATGCGAACCGCCTCGGCCACGCAGTTGATCTCCGGTCCCATCTGGGACGCCAATTCGACCGGTTCCTTCGATCCGGACTCGCTGCGCGGGCGGCGTTGCTTCGCTGGGCTGGATCTGGCCACCAAGACCGATCTGGCCGCATGGGTGAAGCTGTTCCCACCCGTGGACCTCGGTGAGCGGTGGCATGTGGTGGCCAATTTCTGGATGCCTGGCGACACGGTCGAACAGAAGGCGGATCGTGATCAGGTCCAGTATCGCCGCTGGATCTCCGATGGGCTGATCGAGCCGACAGAAGGCAACATCATCGATCACAACGAGATCCAGCGGTACATCGAGGAGGACGGACGCCTCTACGATGTCGCCGCCATCGCTTACGACCCCTGGAACGCCGCCCAGATCGCGGTCGGCTTGCAGAACTCGGGCTTCGTGGTGGAAGAATTCATCCAGGGTATTCGTTCTTATACGGCACCGACCAAGGAATTGCTGGCATGGCTGCTGTCAAACCGCCTGAATCACGGTGGAAATCCCGTACTTCGCTGGATGGCGCTTAACCTTCGCGTCCGCACCGACGTGAACGAGAACTACATGCCGACCAAGAAACTCAGCACCGGTCGTATCGACGGCGTGATGGCTTTGATCATGGCCATTGGTCGCAGCATGCAAGACGACACCGCCGGTCTGGAAGGGTTCCTGACGAGGCCGATTTCGTAACGAACGTAACGAACGAACTGAACGGATCGAGGTGACGCATGTCGTTATGGAGTCGCCTCAAACTCAAAGCCGTCACCACCATCGCCACCGGCATCGGCCTGACCGATCCCAGGCTGTATCAATTTTTCGGGGCCGGTCCCAGCTTCGCCGGCGAGACGGTGGGCGTCGAGGCCTCGCTCAACATCGACACCGTCTGGGCGTGCGTCAGGCTGATCTCCAGCACCATCTCGACGCTACCCATGCATGTGTTCCAGAAGCTGCCTGACGGGCGCGGGGAACAGGTCAGGGACGCGCCGCTCTATTACTTGCTGCATGACCAGCCGAACGCGGACATGTCGGCGGCGACCTTCTGGACCGCCATGACGGCGTGCCTTCTGCTGTGGGGCAACGGCTACGCTTACATCGACCGGCGCAAGGACGGCTCGGTCATTTCGCTGACGCCGCTGTTGCCCAACCGGGTATCGATCAAGGCCGAGAGAGACGGATCGTTGACCTACGCCTATGCCGATGGACAGCGGCGCGAGGACTTCACCGAGAAACAGATTTTCCACATCCGCGGCTTCTCGCTCGATGGCCGGGTCGGCATGTCGCCGATCTCCCAGGCGCGCGAGACGCTGGGCATCGCGGTCGC